GTTCGCCTCAATCCGATTGGGAAGTTAGACTAGATCATCTTAACAGTAGAGGTCTACGCCCTGTGCTGTGGTTAATGGCTGATGACTCTCCTAACCTAGCATCTAAACCTCTTTCTTATCATAAGTCTCACAACTCTGAGATGGTTCGTAGGTTTGATGACAAAGTAGATGGTTACGTTATTGGGCTAGAAGTAGATGAGTATTGGTCAGCGGCACAAGTTAGAGAGATGGTTGCTGATTTAAAGGCCAAGACAAACAAGCCTGTTGGCGTACATCTTAGTCCCGGTATTAAGCCGGAATATCTTGACAACGCTGATATAGTATACCTGCAAACTGGGTTTGACTTAAATGAATCTCAGTTTAGAGCAAAGGTAACTGAGGCTCTTTCTCTTGGTAAGCCTGTGATAGTTTCAGAATATCATATGGATTCTTCCTCAACTGTTGCAAAAAGATATGGAGATATTGCATGTCAAATGGGAGCCGTAGGGACAGGAAACGGAAGAAACGTAATCTTCTGTGGTCAACAAGAAACGCAAACAAAGAAGAAGTGGTACAAGAAATACGAACAGGAGATGGTCGTTGCTGGGGTCGCAATGGTCACCCTTTATGCGGTTACAAAGTTGAACCTTCCATTAACTATGACAGCAACAGAAGATTCTTTTCAGATCGGTACAGAGATGAGGATTGGGATACATGGCATTGGTGGTAACTACAGCGAAAACAGAATAATGGCTATATATAGGTTGAATTTTTAATGGCTACTACACTAACACTAAGACAAACAAAAGGAAGCCCTCTTACATTTGGAGAGATGGATTCTAATTTACAAAGTTTAGACGTAAATAAACAAGAAAACATACCTAACATAGAGTTAGCAACATCTATTGATTCTTCTGTTGACAAAATTCTTTTTTACGATAACTCTACTACAGAATCAAAATCAATTGTTGTAGACAATGTTACTGCTTTTGTTGAAAGAAATTTAATAGTTAAGTGTGTAAATGACAGTATTGCTCCTGTTGTTGGAAATGGAATTGTTCACATAACTATACCATCTTCTCTTAACAACAAAAAACTTCAGTCTGCTGAAGCGCACGTTTATACAGCAGGAACTAGCGGTTCTATTACTAGCGTTCAATTGCATAATCTTACTGATAGCGTAGATATGTTGTCTACTCCTATAACAATAGATTTAAATGAAACAGATTCTTCTACTGCCGCAACTCCTCACGTTGTTGGTGTAAATAATACGGTAACAACAGCAGACGTTATTAGAGTAGATGTTGATGTTGTTGCAACAGACACAAAGGGATTAGAAATTAGAATGGTTTTTGGTACTGCATAGTATGTTGCAAATTGGAGTATATTCAGAGCCTCCTACTGTTGAGGTTAAAAGTAAAAAAGTTATTTCAGAAATAAAATGTTCTCTTAACGAAGACCCTAAAAAAATAACCAACAATATAAAAATAAATATTGCAAGAGGACTTCCTCAAGTAACTCCGCATGAAACACAACCGGATAAAGTTGTTTGTATTGTTGCAGGAGGCCCTTCGTTAAAAGACACATTTCATCTGTTACAAGAAAAAAAAGAACAAGGTTGTCCTGTTGTTGCATTAAATGGTGCTTACAATTTTTGTATAGAAAATAAAGTAATGCCATCTGCTATGGTAATGCTTGATAGCAGAAAATTTAATAGTAGGTTTGTTTTGCCTACTTTAGATAGTTGTAAATATTTTATTTCTTCTCAGTGTCATCCTAGTGTTTTTAGAAAACTATCTAGCCATGAAGTTTACATATGGCATTGTGCGGGTGATGTTGACAACGAGCATTTGTTAGAGAGCCAATATGATGGCAAATACTATCCTGTTATGGGGGGTACAACCGTAACGTTTAGAGCAATTCATTTGCTAAGAATGTTAGGTTTTTGTAAGTTTGAAATTTTTGGTTTTGATAGTTGCATCATGGATGAACACCATGCTTACTCACAGCCAGAAAACGATGACGAACAAGAAATAGAAGTTGTTTTGGGGGAAAAAAAATTTAGATGCACAGTAGCCCATTTTCAACAAGCAAAGGAGTTTGTACAGTTAGTTAGCACTACTGGAGATCATTACGAACTTTCTGTTCACGGTAATGGACTAATAGCGTACATTATTAAACATCCAGAAATACTTAAGGAGGCGGCTTAAATGGCGGCTACAGCATGGACTTTTTATAATAGTTTTAGAGAATATTTAGGAAACGGTAATTTTGACCTAGATGGTACTAGCACTGGTTTTTTCATGGCTTTGCACACAAGTGCGGCAAGTGCTAATGCAAACAATGTTGCCCTATCAACTCAGGCATCTTTAGGAAATGAAGTTGCTAACGGAAATGGTTATGCTACTGGTGGAGCATCTGTTACCGCGAGAACTTGGGCATCTGTTGCAACTAACAAATACAGATTTGATTCTACCGCTGTTACTTGGACTGCTACTGGTGGAACCATTCCTAATGTTAAATACGCTGTTGTATATCAAGAAGGTGGAAAACTTGTTTGCTTTTCTAAATTAACCACTTCTCAATTTACTCTTGCACAGGATAACACATTGACAGTTACTCCTAGCGCAACTGGAATATTTGAATTAGCATAGGAGAATAATAATGGGATTGGAATCAGCCTCCTACATCAGCCAATTAAATAGTTCAAATCCAACGGCGACAGACCCCGTAAGTGAAGGCGATGACCATTTGCGTCTTGTCAAATCAGTTCTAAAGACTCAGTTTTCTGGTCTTTCTGGAACAACTGCTGTCACTACCAGTGAAGCAGAAATGAACATTTTAGATGGAGTTACAGCCAGTACGTCTGAATTAAATATTATGGACGGTGTTACTGCTACAACTTCTGAACTAAATATTATGGATGGGGTTACCGCTACCACATCTGAGATAAATATTATAGATGGAGTAACGGCTACTACAGCAGAACTTAATTACACTGATGGAGTAACATCTAACATTCAGACTCAGTTAGACGCTAAACCTGACGTATCTGATGCTAATACATGGACAGCAGGACAGCGTGGAGAAATTACAGCGTTAACTTCAGCAACAACTATTACCATTGATATGGCTGATAGTAATAACTTTAGTGTAACACTTGCTCATAATGCGGCATTTGCTAATCCATCAAATGACACAGCAGGACAAAGCGGAAGCATTTTTATTACGCAGGACGGCACTGGATCAAGGACTGCTAGTTGGGGAACTGATTGGGATTTTGCCGGAGGAACTGCACCTACATTGACTACAACAGCAGGAGCGGTAGATAGAATAGATTATGTTATTAAAGACGCATCTAACATCCACGCTGTAGCAACGCTTAATCTTTCGTAATGCCTGTATTTAACAACATACTTGCTGGCGCATCAGGTCAGACTACTGGCTACGACATAGACCAGTCGTTGCGGTTTGAGGATGGTGATTCTCCTGAACTGGTAAGGAGTGTTACAGTTGCCGGTAATCGTAGAACATCTACATGGTCTGCTTGGGTAAAAATTGGTTGGAGTACTTTTAGCAACGATGCTGGAACTATTGAACCAACTCATACTTTGTTCTGTTGTGGGAATTCAGACGGAAGATGGAATGTTGGATTTTCAAATGCCACAGCGATCAATAACAATCTACCACAGTTGTTTATAGGTCAAAGAGACAGTGGTGGAGGCCAAGCATTTGAGGTTTCATCAACTCAGGCATTTAGAGACCCATCTGCTTGGTATCATATTGTGGTGGTTATGGATACTAACCAATCAACTAATACTAATAGGGTAAAGGCCTATATCAACGGAGAAAGAATAACTGATTGGGGTGTCACTTCATGGCCTAGTCAAAACTACGATTCTGACTGTTTTAGAACAGCCGATCCGGTAGTTAAGGTTCGGGTAGGTAGTACGGTTACTAATAGTAATACAGGTGATAGATTCTGGGATGGTTATATAGCAGAAGTTAATGTGGTGGACGGTACTGCCCTAGACGCATCATACTTTGGTGAAACCAATTCAGCCACTAACCAATGGGTTCCTGTTGAGTACGCAGGAAGTTACGGCACTAACGGTTTTTACCTTCCATTTTCAAGTGTGGAACTAGCAAATAGTTTTAGTGATTCAAGTACAGATTGCGGCGATGGTTCTCCTTGCTATGCGGGAGATACCAAACTGTTAATGCATTTCGATGGAGCAGATGACGGCACTTCGTTTCCCGATTCTTCCAGAGAAGGCCATTCGATCACTCGCACCGGAACTGTAACCAAAACAGGTCAAAAGAAATTTGGCACTGCGTCTGCTTATTTTGATGGCAATGATGGCCTCACAACATCAGACACATCAGACTTTACCTTTGGCACAGACCCATTCACGATTGAGTGCTGGGTCTATGTAACAAGCGGAGCGGCCTTTAACACTCCCAGCGCCTCAGATGCGGGATTTCTGTTTTGCGGCGACAGTTCAGCAACATCAACTCGGTCAGTTGAATTTACAATTTATCGTGGTGAACTTCGGGCTGGCCTGTATAACTCGGATTCATCATCAGCAACGTATATTTCCGGCGGCACAATCAACGATACGACTTGGTATCACGTTGCGCTTTCAAGAACTGCAAGCGATGCGTGGGCGATCTACGTCGATGGAAGCAGGGTTGCTACATCATCGACCACAAAAACGCTTCCTCAAAATGCGAATAGCGGACAAATTGCTATAGGAGCAAGGATCGAAGGCGGTTCGCTTGGTCAGTATTTCGATGGGTATATTGATGATTACCGGATAACGAAGGGCGTAGGCAGATATTCTGGCGCAAGTTTTACCGCACCCACTGCCGCTTTTACCAATCCTACCAAAAGCATTACCGCTAACGGTGACGTAACCAATACAAGAGCGCAATCCAAGATTGGTAACTCATCCATTTATTTTGATGGCACTGGTGATTATCTAAGTACAGCCTCTTCTGGACTGGGATTGACTGGTGATTACACAATTGAGTGCTGGTTTAACACAGCATCTTCAACAAGCGACAATGGGATTATTTCAAATAAATATAATAATTCCAGTTTTAACGGCAATTTTTCGTTACGGCTTAATGACGGCGGTAACAGCAACGATATAGCGTTTCGACCTTATAACGGAACTGTTGCTGAAGGGGGCTTAGTAACATCAGGAACTGGAGCATGGTCAGATAATACTTGGACTCATGTTGCTGTTGTTAGGTCTGGTTCTGGTACTGGCAATGTAAAAATGTACATTAATGGATCACTTGCCGGAACATCATCAGGCGCGTCTAGTTCTACTATTCTTGGAAATGCAGGCGATTTAAATATTGGCCGTCAAGAATCTGCAAGTGCCGGAACAAATTATCTAAATGGTTATATGGACGAGATTCGTATATCTAGTTCAGCAAGATACACAGGAACCTTTACTCCATCCACAACAGCATTTACCGCAGACGCAAACACTCTACTACTGATCCATTCGGACTTTAACGGTGGACTAGGCTCAGATGGTTCTGGAAATAAAAACGATTTTGCTCCTACTAATCTAGTGGTTACGGATCAGGTACTGGATAGCCCGACAAATAACTTTGCTACTTTCAATCCGTTGGTTAGGTCTTCATCAAACTCAAATTATTCAGAAGGAAATTTATACGCCACAGACAACGGCAGTGGCGATTGGGAGGTAAGATTAGGAACTATACCTCTACCAGAAACTGGTAAATGGTATTGGGAATGTAGAGTTGGAAACGGCAACGCTTATATTGGAATCTTAGACGAAGGTGAGAATATTACCGTTACAAATCCCAGCGGCGGTGTTATTTGGTATGGAGATGACGGAAGAAAGAGAATAGACGGAACCTTTAGTTCTTACGGTGCAGGATATGGATCAGCAAATGTGTTGGGCGTTGCTGTCGACATGGACGCAAGCCCAAGAACAATAGAATTTTACAAAGATAATACATCGCAAGGGTCTATTACAATTACAGGCGACTGTGCTACTGGAACAGTTATTCCATACATTACCAGCATTGTTCAATCATGGATTAACTTTGGTCAAGACAGTTCATTCGCCGGATCAAAAACATCACAAGGAAATGGCGGCGATGGCGAGGACTTCTTTTACACGCCACCTACAGGATACAAAGCGTTAAACACTGACAACCTCCCTGATGTAAGCATCAAGCCAGAGGAACACTTCCAAACAGTGTTGTATACAGGTGATGGAACTACAAACCATGCAATTACAGGCGTAGGGTTTCAACCTGATTTAGTCTGGTACAAAGTAAGGTCAACAACAGGCCATAACAATTTGTACGATTCTGTTAGAGGTGTTCAGAAAGTCGTGTACTCAGACTTGACGAATGCCGAAGCAACTTCAACAGGCACTCAAGATTTATATGCGTTTGGTGCTGATGGATTTACTGTTGGATCAAACTTTCAGACAATATGTAATACCAGTGGAGAAACTTTTGCCTCATGGAACTGGAAAGCGGCATCTTCTAATACATCAGTAAGCGCAGGAAGTATAGATGGAACTAATCCAACTATTGCTTGCACAAGAAGAACAAACACTACTGCTGGATTTTCAATAGTTAGTTATACCGGGCAGTCAGCGGCTGGCACAGTTTCTCATGGTTTAAGCCAAGCGCCAGAAATGATTATTTTAAAAAACAGGGATCAAGGCGTGTTTTGGGCAGGATATGTAGAGGCTCTCGGCAACACAAAATCAATATCACTCAACGATACTGGCGCGGCATATACAGAAAAGACTTGGAATGATACCTCCCCAACTTCAACTGTATTTTCAATCGGCGCTCAATCGGAAACAAGTTCAGGACGATTTAATGTTGCGGGAGAAAAATTTATAGCCTACTGCTTCCATTCCGTAGACGGCTACAGCAAGGTAGGTAGTTACATCGGGAATGGATTGGCAGATGGAACCTTTGTTTACACTGGTTTTAAACCCGCATTTTTATTAATAAAAAGAATTACGGGAGTTCAGGATTGGATGTTGGCTGATAACAAAACAAGCCCTTACAACCAAACTGAATATATGCTTCGACCAGCCCAAGATGCGGCACAACAGTCAGGCAACACTATAGACATTTTGTCTAATGGATTTAAACCAAGACTAAGTGGAAACGCTTTTAATGCCAGCGGTGAGTCATATCTGGTATTAGCCTTTGCCGAATCACCATTCAAATACTCTAACGCGAGGTAAAAAATGTGGTATAGCGAAACTCATAATCTAATAAGAACGCCTCGCGCTTTGACCGTTGATGGCGTACAGCATCCATCTAATATTTTTAGAGCATGGTCAGCAGAAGAATTAGAAGAAATTGGCATTTATTCTCTTGAGGTTGTTACTCCAGACTTTAGGTACTACGATACTGGCGCAGAAAACTTTGAAAAGAAAAGCCGAAGAAATTCTGATGGAACCTTTTCAGGAGGGCCTGACTACTACGAACTAACTTACGACACTACAGAAAAGAATGTAGATGATCTTAAAGCAGACTTGATCTTAAAGATCAAATCTCATGTTGGTTCATTGCTTACTCCTTCTGACTGGATGGTTATCAGAGCGGCTGACGGTGGCACGGCTATGGTAGAAGGATGGACAACGTATCGTAACGAAGTTCGCGCTCATGGCAACAGCCTTGAAAATGGCGTTGAGGCTTTTGCTTCTGTGCAGGCTGTGAAAAATTTCCAGAACCACGAAGTACAGGAAGAGCGATATTTGTCTACATACGACGATGAAGGCGTTGAAACAATTGGCCCCGATACTCACATAGTAGATCGCATTGTAGATAAAACATACTGGAATTGGCCTACCGCACCAGACGCAGTTGCAGACCCATATCACGTTAGATACTTGTAATGGCACTCACTTGGGCTAGTGAAACAGGTAATTGGAATACTGTTAGTTACAATTGGGGTGACGAATTTTTTTACCCTAGTGTAGCGTCATTAACCCTATCTGGAAAAACTCCTGTATCAACTACAGGGGTAATGATATCACCAGATAATGGAACTTTAACTTTTACAACAACTGCTCCTGATTTAATTAAACTTGTTTTAACTCCAGTTCCAAGCGCAAGCCTTACCCTTACCGGAAAAGATTTAACAGCAACAACCGGACATATTATAACTCCCGCAGTTGGATCGTTGACTGGGCTTAGTGTTGGATCGGCTTGGTACGAAACAAGCGCAACTTGGGCCGCTTATTCCGGCAATTGGGATGCAGGAACATCAAGCCCAACAGCAGGAGTTACATATACGTTTACGATTGATTCTGCTAACAACTTAGTGTTGACCCCATATGACCCAGAGTATCCAATAGAACGTGATCCTAAATTTTTAGCAACAATAACTTTAGTATGAGCGATAAAAATAAAAAAGAAAAAAAGATTTCTTGGATTGCATTAGTTGAAAGCAAAGACCCAACTATATACACAAGACCAGTTGCTACATATGTTTTTAACGAAGGAAAAAGAACTTTTTACAAACCAAGGAAAAAATAATGGATATTGAAAAGTCTCAAATTTACAGTTTAGGCGATCATGTATTAGCAAAAAACGTTGCTGAAGTTTTAGATAAAAAATATCCCGGTTGGCTTTGGGCTGTAAACGTAATGGATGGAGTTGTTACTGTTAAGTCTATGTTGCTTTCTGGAAACTGGGGATTTGTTTTACATGCAGACAAAATTGATAACGATTACAAAAATGTAATGAGAGCAGGTGGAGAGATATTAGAACGGTATAACCAGAATACAGGAAAGTTTAATCAGACTAAGTACAGCGATCTTAAAATGAATGAAAGAAATCAGTTAAACGGAGATTTTAGTTAATGTCCCTTATTAATCCACAACCTTCTCTTGAAGGAAAAGATAGAGTTACAGTAAGTGGCTCTATGAAAGAGGAGGACTGGTTAAGCCTTTCAAGAGAAGCGTATGAATCTTCTACTGAATACATGGACGCTAACCTCAGAGATCAGTGGGAAAAAAACTTATCTAACTTTAACAGCAAACATCCTAACGGTTCTAAATATTTAACATCCGCTTACGATAAAAGGTCTACTTTATTTAGGCCAAAAACAAGATCAACTGTTAGGAAGTTAGAAGCGGCTATGGCTACTGCTTTTTTTTCTAATGAAGATGTTGTAGACATTGCTCCTACTAACCCTAATGATGCTATGGCTGTTAATGCGGCGACTGTAGCAAAATCAATGATGCAGTATAGGTTAACTAATACTATTCCTTGGTTTTCTACAATGGTTACTGCAATGCAAGATGCGGCTGTTTACGGTAGCGTAGTATCTCACCAGTATTGGGACTTTGAAGAAAAGGAAGAGTCTTACTCAGTAGAAGATGATTCTGGAACTGAGGTTGTAGATACGGATGGTAACCCCGTAGTGCAAAAAGTAAACGTTACTTTAAAAGATAAACCTGTTATAGAAATTATAGAACCAGAAAATTTTAGAGTAGACCCTGCATCAGATTGGTATAACCCTATTGAATCTTCTCCTTATTTAATTCATTTAATTCCTATGTTTGTACAAGATGTTTTGGAAAAAATGGAACAAGGAGAATGGAAAAAATTAAATCTTGGTCAGATATTATCTGCTACCAAAGAGGACGATGATACTGTTAGGCTTACTAGAGAAGAGCCTAGAACAGACCCATTAGATGACAGTTATGACACTGTAGATGATTTTAAAATAGTTTGGATACACAAGTACATAATTAGAAAAGAAGGTGAAGACTATTGTTTTTACACTTCTGGAACTGATTACATGCTTACCAAGCCTAAACTCTTATCTGAGGAATACCCTTGGTTAAAAGAAAATGAACGTCCTTATGTTATGGGTAAACTTAACATAGAGGCTCACAGGTTATATCCTGCAAGTACTGTAGAACTTACTGAAGAACTTCAATCCGCATCTAACGAAATATTAAACCAAAGATTTGACAACATTAAGTTGGCAATGAATAAACGTTACCATATTCGTAGAGATAGGAACATTGACTTAGATGCTTTGTTCCGTTCTGTTCCGGGCGGCGCTGTAGAAATGGATGACCCAGACCAAGACGTTAGGGTGATAGAAACTAGAGATGTTACTGGTTCTGCATACCAAGAACAAGATCGTATTAACTATGACTTTGATGAGTTGCAAGGAAACTTTTCTACTTCAACCGTACAAAGTTCTAGAAATATGAACGAAACAGTTGGTGGAATGTCACTGCTACAGGGTAATAACAACATTATTACTGAGTTTGTTTTAAGAACATTAGCAGAGTCTTGGGTTGAGCCTTGCTTAAAACAATTGTTAAAACTTGAACAGTATTACGAAACTGATGAAGTAATTATGGCTTTAAGCAACCAAGAAAACTATGCAAACAGAGAGCAGTTAATAGATGAGTTGTTAAGCCATGATGTTATTCTTAAAGTGAATGTTGGAATGAATGCTACTGATCCAGTGCAAAGAGTACAAAACCTTGTTTATGGTTTATCCAGTGTGTTTCAGTTACT